TAGTGGTTGCCTCATGCACCATACCAGCCGCATCACGGATGCTTGGCGTAAAACTCTCAACAGAACAATCATCCCGTTTTTTGATCCGCGCAACCGTGACATTTATTGGTTTGCCAGCTTCTGCCACAATTTTAAAATTCTCTGGCGACCACTCAATAATGGCTCTGTCAAACCAACCAAACTTGTCGGCAAGCGTGTAACTGCCACCCAAAGCGGCAACAGTAGCGGCAACGGCTCCAATTGCTTTGGTAATGTCAATCATTTCAAACCCAACTCCATGCAATCATGTACGTGCCAAAGATGACAAAGGCCACCATACAGGCCGCCGCAATCAATGCTTCAGCCCAGTCTCTCATATCAGCCTTGAGGGGCAGGCGCTTCCTCTTTGGGAAGCTGTGGCTCGGCTTGCTCTTTGATCTTCATAGCCAGCGCATACGCATTGGTTTTAGCAGGCAACTCACCCAAGGCATGCATGATGATGTTGATTTCTTCAACTGTTAATACTAAGTTCATGGGGTTCCTTGTTGTGCCGCTTGATAAGACGCAATGACTTCAGGTGTCCAAGCCGCATTGCAGATTGCAACAACATTAGCGGGAACGCCTGTCAAATCTTGTGCGGGTGTGAGGCTTGAACGATGGTAGGTTTGGCTGATTTGATTGCCATCTTCCATGATGCGTGTGGCTTCACGATAGAGAACTGTGCCGTTCTCAGTGACTGTGATTTGGTCAACAGTTGTGGTTTTGGTAAGTGACATGATTTTCCTTTAGGTTGGTGTCTGACTAGCACATCCATGCTAGTTAATTAAACAGTAACAGCGTAAGTAATTTGAAAATCTACTCGTGCCCCATTTTGAAATACAGTTTGTGTGTCGTTTTGTACATTTCCCGCTGCGGCAAGAGCATTAAATGCAATACTTGAAGTGCCAATAGCAATACGTGGATTTATTGAAACAACACTTGAAGCAATAGCTGAAATAAAAGTCATAGAGCCCGGGGCTTGAGCAAGATTGTTTGCTGCTGGAAATGGAAGGCCAGATATTGTGTTAACGCTTCCAGTTCCAAGAGAATTTACCTGTAAAACACCAGCAAGAACAACTATTCGCCCAATCTTTGTATAAACGCCTTGTTGTAAAGAATATGTAGCAGTTCCACCAATGCTAGGTGTCCATGCCCCTTCTTCATAGTCATCTAGCGTATTAGCGTTTGATGATGCTGATTGAGTTGCGGGGAATGTGATGCCTGTGCCAGCGTTTGGTATTGCGCCTTGTAGTGCTACTGTGCCACCCGCATAAGCCGCAAGGTGTGGAGTACCACCGCCATCAGAAATTACTGTGTAGTTGCTTGCTGTGCGAATGTCTAAACCACCTTGATTGCCGTTGTATGCGCCAACGATGGTATTGGTAGCCCCTGACGTTATTGCGTTACCCGCAAATTTTCCCAAAAATGTGTTCTGGTCGCCAGTTGTGCTGTATCCAGCCCGATAGCCCACAAATGTGTTGTAGTCTGCGGTCTGTGAGGAATGCCCTGCCTGATAGCCCACGGCAGTTCCATAGGATGCTGTGGTGTTGGCTTGAAGGGCGTAGTAACCAACGGCAGTATTTGCGCCGCCAGAAGCGCCTGAATTACCAGAAGACAAAGTAGAACGACCAACACCAGTATTTCCGCTACCAGTAATGTAGTAACCCGCACCATATCCAACAACAGTATTGTCATTCCCTGTGGAATTTACACCCAAACTAAAAGCACCAACAGAAACGCTTGTTGCGCCCGTAGTGTTTGTTGTAAACGCACTAGCACCCACCACAGTATTAGAAGCCACAGCACCTGCGCCACGGCCTACGGTTAGACCTTGGATTGATCCCGCTCCTACTACAGTGACAGATAAATCTGTACCGAGCGTTAAGCCCGTCGTGCCGTTGGATTGCAATGCCAAAACACCGCTGGTGTCGGCAGTCGTTTTGACCCCTGAAGAGCCGGATACTACGCCGTTATCTGCGTTGATGAGTGAGGCCAATTTAATGCTCCTTGTGCTTACAGTTGTGAAAATGCCAGCGCGGCATAGTCCATGATCCGCCTATTTTGCCGCAATGTGGGCAGGTGGACAACGTTTGTTTCTTACCTAAGTTTGCGGCACTAATAGCCGCCCTACCAGCTTCTGATATTGGTGTGCGTGGATGGTTGGCTTTCATTTTGGCAATGGATTCAGGGCTGTTAGGATGCCCCCTACGATTACCCGGCTTGCCCAGCTTTGCCAAGCTCTGTTTGCGCCGTGTCTCTTCAGACATCTTCTTGCCCTTGTTGTGGGGCACGTTACCCAAGTTACCACCCATACCGCCGGGGCACAGGTTTAAACAGTTGGGGTTGGCTGCCAAGAACTCAGGCGTAACCCAACGGCGTTCCAAGTCAAAGATGTACTGCTCGTCTGCAACCACCAACACTTCATAGCGCAAATCCTGCTTGCCATACTTTTTGATGTGTCGGCTAACCCACTTGCCACTGCCCCAGTAGCCCTGCTGTACACGGCCATTATGCTTACCCAAGTAAAACTTACCGCGCACGACATCTTCCACCCGATACAGGTGACAAGCGTCAGTGGCGATACGGGCCGTCATTTATTCTCCAACGCAGTGATGCGCCCTGTCAATGTAGTGATTAGGGCTTGTTGTTCTTGCAAAGCCTTGATAAGCATTGGAACAAATACGCTGTACTTCACGCTCTTCAAACCATCAGGTTCGACTTCAACCATTGACGGGAAAACTGTTTCAAGTTCCTGTGCAATAACGCCAAGTTGCTTGGTCTTTTTCTCGTCATTTTTGAGGTTGTAGCCGCGAACTTGAACCGCCATCAAGTCGTTCAGTTTTGGTGTTGCGTCAACAATGTTTTCTTTCAAACTTTCGTCAGAAAGCGAACCATAACTGTTGTTGGTGTTGGTGATGTTCCCGTTTTCGTTAATTTGGATGTTGTAAGTAGTACCCGATGAACCGCCATACCCGCGCATTAACACACCTGGATTGATTGCGGCTCCAACGTTTGTACTTAAAACCAAAGCAGAATACGAGCCTTGATTGTTGCTGCCAGAACCGCCATCCTGACGTAAAACTGCTGCGGCTCTCTGTGTGCTGTACGTTGTTGTATTAGAGTCCGAGGTATACACGCCTTGAGCGCTGAACCTTGCGTTGTTTATAAGTTGACTCGTAGTCCCCACAAGCAAATTGCCTGACGCATCTAGCGTCATTGCGGTTGTCCAAGTAATATTGTTCCCTGCTGTGCCTGATGGAGCTAATAGGAAACTCATAGCACCAGAATAATTTATTGCACTTGCAGTATCACTAGCGTCATATCTATAAACTCCAGATGTTGCTGTGCTTCTAAAGTTGTAGCCAAACAATGGATAGTTACCACCTGAGAATCCACCAGTTAATGTCATCAACTTAAATGACCTTGCAGCAGGACTTGCAGTAGAACCCGCTTCAAGCATGAAGTTAGCACTCGGTACAACACCAAGACCTAGATTGCCTGCCGAGTCAATCCGCATAACCTCCGCGCCGCCTTCAGCAAAAGCAATGGTGTCAGCCGCAGGGAAGAATATGCCCGTGTTTGCGTCAGTGCCCCTGATAGCAGGGGTTGCGGCAGAACCGTCAACATCCGACAGCCCGTCTGTTCCAGAAAGAATTAGTGACATGATTTACCCCTTTGGATATTTGTCTTTGACAGCTTGGATGGTCGCAGCCATGTCAGCCGGGAATACACCTGCTTTGAACAGTGCATCAAGCTGGTCACCGATGGCTGGGTATTCTGCTGCGCGGTCGCGTTGGTATTGCGTTTTTGCAAGCTCTGCTTGTTTGATTACCCATTGGGCTTTACGCGCATCCGCTTCTGCTTCTTCTTCTGCTGTATATGGAACGATTGTCTTAACACCAGTTGATAAATCAAAAACAATTCTATTAGTCATAATGTCCTCAAATATAGGCAATGTTTATTGAGCCAGCATCAAAACTATCCGTTCCGTTATCAGCTGTAATTCTTACGCTAGTAAGTTCTGATGTAAGTGATTTACTACCAGCAAGAACACAAGCTCTGCTACCAGTTAAAAATAACCCACCTTCAGCAACCCATGTGTTTGTTGATGAACTTTGAAGTGTGAGAGTTACGCTACCTCGCAATAAATCACCAGCCGCATCAGAATGTATGGAATACCCAGCTGCTCGGGAATCAGTTAAGACGGCTGCATTATTTCTCAAAAGAACACTGTTATCACTATAACCAGATGTTTCTATGCCACCAGAGTCCCCAATTTGAATTATTTTTACACTTGTTCCATCTGTTGAAACACCAGCAAACGTAATGATAATTTGTTTTGTTCCAGCAGGAAAACCTGTAAAGTCAATGGCTGTACCAGATGTTGTTGCAACAGGTGTGCCTAATGTAAATCCAGAACTTGGCGTTGCCCAAGTAGGCGCAGCACCTGAACCACCAGATGTCAGGACTTGACCGGATGTGCCGTAGTTAGCACCCGATAAGCCAAACGCGCCGTTAGCGGCAATGCGAAGTCGTTCTGTGTTACTTGTAGCAATTGTTAAAAAACCATCAGTATCCGCCGTACCTCGATAAAACTGCAAATCAACACCCGGGGTTACAGCAGAGTTGCTGAATGAGCGAATGTAAGAAGAAACTTGGTCTGCACTTGTTCTAGTTCCTCTTAACTCAATAATTGCATTTCTAGCACTTGCAGAGGCTGAAAGTGTTAATGCTTGTGACCCTGCTCCGCCACCGCTAATGTTTGCGCTTGTAGTACCAATTGCCAAATTACCATCTGCTGTCAGCGTCATTGCTTGGGTAAAGGAGATGGCGTTTCCTGCTGTGCCTGATGCGGCTGTAAACCAAGAGTGTGCGCCAACAGCCTGTTCGTAGCGTGTAGCAAAACCGTTGCTGATGTAAAGCCTGTTTGTTGCACCAGAATTTAAAAACTGATTAGAACCAATACCAACAATGTTTGTGTCTGCTGTTGTTTTATTTGCCCAAACAGAACCATTCACACCAACTTGAGAAGCCGTGTAGCCTGTGTACCAAGCACTCGGTGTAACACCAATACCAACATTACCCGTGTTGTAGTAGATGTCCGAACCTGTTGTTGTCCACTGGCTTGAAACGTTGGTTGACCATGAAGGCGCAGCCGTAGAGCCTGCGGAAGTCAAGACTTGACCGGATGTGCCAAACGCTGGAGTTGAGCCAACACCAACAGCACCAAGGGTGTTGAGAGTCACCGAAGGTGTAGTGCCGTTAACTTGGAGTTGTAACGTGCCGTCGGTATTGCCCGTGCTAGATAGCGCGGTTGTGGTCGTTGTTCCTGCTGCAATGATACTCATATAACTACCCACCTTTGTCCGGATGATACTGTAACGGTGTAGGTATCCGCAATCGTGATCGGCCCTACGGAGAATGCGTTTGAGCCAGCCGGTAAGACATAGCTCTCACTAACTGTCGTTGTGTTAACCAAAAGCGCACCGCTGGCTTTTGATGGCGTTGGAGCGTCTTCCCAAGTCGGGGCTGCTGCACCATTGGATGTCAGCACTTTACCAGCAGTACCCGATGCTGTATATGCGTGGGCTGTACCAGTTCCGTATCCAACACCGCCAAGTGTAGGGGTGGCATTAGAGTTTGTACCGCCTGAAGCAATAGCCAAAGGTGTAGTGGTCAGCGTTAATGATCCGGCAGACAGGTTTGTCGCCGTCATGGTTGTGCCGTTCCAAGTCAGACCTGCGGCAGCGCCAAAGTTTCCTGCGTTGTTGAACTGAATCTGCGTGTTTGAACCAGCGGGGTTACCACCACCAACCTTCTCAAAGTCTGAGCCGTTCCAAGCAACCATAGCTTGATCCCCGGCTGGAATCGTTACACCTGTTGTTGGGCCAGTACCGCGAATAACAATTGACTGGGTGCTGCCTGTGTTATTAAAAACAATGTAAACCTTACTGACTGCGGGTGCTGTAATGTTTCGTGTAACTGTGCCCGATGCCGTCCAGTTAATGATGGCTGACCGGGCTTGATTGGTTGCGCCGTCGGTATCAGTCAGGGTTACATCTGCATCTGAGGTCAAAGTGGTTGTGCCTGCAATGGCCGTGTCCAGCAAAGATGTCAGCGCAGTATTAACTGTAGTGCCCCAAATACCCACCAGATCGCCCGTTGTCGGGAGAGCCAGTCCAAGTAGAGGGGTGTAATTTACGACAGCCATATTTATTCCTTAAACAACCAGCCAACGCTGACCGCTGCCTACAGTAACAGTTACGCCAGAACCCACAGTCACCGGCCCAACGCTGATTGCATTTTTGTTTGCTGGAAAAGTGTAGTTGTTGCTGATGACAATATCGTTCAAAGACACAGGCGCTTCTTGCGCCACAGTGCCCCAAGCAAAGGCAGAGCCATTCCAGTACAGATACGTGCTAGACGTTGTGGGTGCAGCAGCAAATGTGGATGTACCAGCGCTTGACTGGTAGACAAGTTGATTCGCCGCTCCGCCAGCTACATTTGTAGCAGTTGTTGCAGTGGTTGCGTTACCTGATAAAGCCGCAGTGATTGTCCCGGCAGAGAAATCACCAGAGGCATCCCGTGCCACCACTTTGGAAGCTGTGTTTGCAGATGTGGCATCCACAGTAAAAGTACGAGCCACTGAGCCGTCGTAAGTACCGCCGCTAGTCAGATATGTGCCAGCAGTCAGGGCGTTAGCTACCGATCCGGCTTGACCAGAGATAGCCCCAGACACCGCAGAGCCGCTAATGGCGATACTTGTGTTGGTTACGGAAGTAAGCTGCCCTTGGGCATTAACGGCAAACACAGGAACTTGAGAAGCGGAACCGTATGTGGCGGCTGAAACAGTAGTGTTAGCAATGTTAAACGTATAGGTTGGAGACTCGTTTAAACCTGTACCAGCCGTGTAAGTAATTGGCGCTGCAAACTGCTGGAAGACTAACGCTGTTGTGCCAACTGTGATTGGGGGTGGAGTTTGTTGCACCCAAGCAGTATTGGCATTAGCCGTACCGCCTGTAACCAAGAAGAAGTCACCCTCATCAATCTGGTCAACGCCCGATCCCGCAGTATCAAAATCTGTAGCGCGGGTCAGAATATATGGTGTGCTAACAGTACCAACCTGCGTTACAACATACACCCCGTTGTTTGCCTGCGTAACTTCGTTCTTAACAAGTACGCGGTTGTTGACCACGGTAACCGTTGAATCTACGGACAAAATACCATTAGCGTTGGCTGTAAGCGTCGCCCCTACCCCAGATGTTCCGTTGTTGTAGGTGTTTGCTGGCAGGGCTGCGGTAGTTGCCAACTCCACTGCTTCATGGAAGTGGATACCAGATGCAATAGCGTCAGCGTACTGTTTGTTAACAATGTCTGTGTTGTTAGTTGGGGCTGTGGTAATTGTGCCGGACGTAATGTTTGCGGTTGTAAGATTGGCAGTCGTGGCGTTAATTGTGTTGAACTCATACTGAACCAAAACGCTGCCTGCACTGTCAAGCCAAACTGCCCGTTCAGATGGGTATGTTACAAACACGTCCTTGGGATTGGCCGCAAAATTTACAAGCGACCCAGCATTACTTGAGGACAACACAGTCGTACGAGAAAGCGTCGTGCCAGATGCGGTGTAAGTACCAATACCTACTTCCCACGCACCTGTAGCGTTGTCTGCAATAGCGTAATAAGTACTGTTGCCATCACCTACTGCGGCAAAAGATTGGAAGCCTGTTACTGCACCAGCAAGCGTTAGTGTGCCCGTGCCAGCCGTTGTGGACGTTTCTTTGACTCGGTCTTTTAATACTAGCGCCATTTGTTGTCCTTACGATGGGATGTTTGTCCAACCGGGGGTTTGTTCGTCATTTATGGTTGTCCAGCCGCTACCCTGCGTATTTGTGATATTTTGCCAGTTTGGAGTCTGGCTGTCATCAATTACCGCCCAAATAACTGCAGTGCCGATGTTTACATAAAGCTGGATGCCTGTTGGCCGTGCATTGATTTCTTTGACTGGTAGGTATACATCCGATCCAGTCACACTTTCGGCAATACTTGCACCAAAAATAGTTCTAACCAAATACTCATCTGTGGCCGTTGCGCCTTCAGCTAACGCCGCATTAACAAATCTTGCGGTAGTAAACTGGTCAAACACCAACCCCATCTCTTCAATTGCTGCGGCAAAATCTGCGCGAGAAATGTAAGAGTCAGCCCCAGTAGCAGCTTCTGCAATAGCGCCGATGAGTGTAGCTACAGCACTGTTGGCATCTTGGCCAACGGCAGATTCAGACAGAGAAACGTTAAAGATGTTATTGATGGTGTTAAACGTGTCAGTGCCCGTAGCTGTCTCATCTTGCCTAGCAAGAAACTGAGCAATAACAGACTGCGTAGCCGCTGCTGCGGCAAGTTCGGCCTCCGTCCCCACAAAGGTTGTAAGGACTGACTGAGTGCTATTTGCTACTGCGGTTTCAGAAACATCGACACCAAACGTAGCCCCGCCTAGTGAGGCGAAGGGAGACTGTGCAAATGTTACATCTCCGAACACCGCTCTACCTATCAGGCAGCGTCAAGGGAGAACTGATACGTTACGTTCAATGTATCGCCGCTGGCAACGGACTTGTCACCACCCGTGAAATCACCGGCAGAAAACAAAATACCAGAGTTATCAGTAGTAGAAGCCAAGAACGCGCCAGCAATCGTAGCTGTAGCATTGATGCTAAACGCAGAAGGTGAGGCAGAGTTGCTAACCACAGAAGGATCAGCAGTTGTTGGCGTACCAAAAGTCACAGTCTTACGGCTACCTGTGTAGTCGGTGTTTTCTGTCCAACCAGCGTGGATAGCCAAAGTATCACCAGCAGCATAAGTTGTACCAGAGCCGGGGCCAGTCACCAAACCTAAGTACCAAACCGCCGTATAACCGGAAGCCTTGAAGTACTTGTCGTTCATGTCTTGTAAGCCTTGGTTGACTACCAAGTTATGGAACGTGTCAGACCACTTCTCAACCCCGTCTGGGCCTACGCAAGTAACCGTGTAAACGCCACCAGCAGAGGCAGAATCGCCACTCTTGGGGAATGTCAATAACCCAGCAGACACCACGTCTTGGGCTTTGCTTTTTTCTGTACTCATGATGCGTCCTTAAGAGATACGAACGATTGCGCTATTGGCATCGGGCGTTGGGAAGATAACTGTGAATGTGTCGTTATTAACTGTCTTGTCTGCGCCAAAATCAAGCACCGCAACAGATTTATTACCCTGTGTAGAGTTGTAAATTAGTGCGGCACGACAGGTAAATGTTGCATTTGTCCATGATGAATTGACAAACGAAACAAAAGCGGTTGGAACGGAAGAGGAGTTGTTACCAGACGTAGGGGATACAGATATGGCAAGTGTATTACCACCCGCCACGTAGCCTGTTCCAACTACTTCGCCTGAAGTCGTGTAAACGGTGGTGTCAGCGTTAATGTTTGCGGCTGCTGTGTACAGGGCAATTTTAAACGTATTAGCACTGGTTGGCCCAAAGTTATGAACCGCTTGAAGCAGTTGAACTTTAAAGCTTGTGGTTGCGGTTTGAAGAATGCTCATGATACTTGAACCCTCAATTGACCATCACGATAAGCATCCATGCGTTGCTTACCATCAGCCAGATTTTTATACAGAGCAATTGCTTGGACATAGCGATCTTGCGCAAGTTGAACCATACCGGCATCACCCTTCATGTAGGTGTACGCTTCGCAGATGGTTCCATACAAAAGCACGGAGTCAAAGTTATCGCCCAGCCAAGACGTGGTGGCCGTCACAATAGACTCTGGGTAGTAGTAGTAATGCAACTCAGCCCTGTAAGCCGCGTCGGGCGTGGGGCCCACCATAAACGACAACTCGTTTACATCATTAGACTGTGGTCCAAAGATGGCGTAATGCTTAGGTTTACCTGTTGTTGCTGGGTTTGGATATGCTTCACGCATGAAGTTCACATCTTTGTTTAGCAAGTACAGGTAGTCGCCCGTGCCAGAAGCTGGGTATATGGCAAGGCTATACGTGGACAAAAAGTCAGACGGCGCTGCTAAATACTTATTGCTGGCAGTTAACTGGCCTGTCACGTTCTTTCTTAAATTAGCAGGTTGCGCCGTGTTATAGATGCGCTGCTCCGCCTGACGAATGAACGTATTCATATTGTCAGTTGGGAAAGAGTTCTCGCAGTAATCGTTTACTTGCGTGACAAGCTGGGTGTAGTTCATGCCATCGGGCCTCTTGACATTACGCCTTTAGTCGCTGCACCTGCACCGCGCATCTTGATACCAGTTGTCTTGGCTTCTGGTTGTGCACGACGATACACATTACCTACAGCCATATTGACTGTTCCGGCATCGCTATGGTCGGGGCCAGACCCAGGATTAGAAGAAGCTTTAACTTCTTTGCCGGTCATGGTATGTGGTTTGGCATAGACCTTGGCATCGCCAACTTCTTTACCCATCATCTTTTTGCTAAATGTAGCCATGATTAACCTCGCTTTTGTGCTGCAATTTTTGCCAAACCACGGCCCATAGCTTTCATATTGGCGTTGGTTTTTCCTTTGCCTTTACCTGTGCCGCCCATCATTTCTTTTTGGGCTGGGCCACTGGTAGGGAAAACTTGAACATCAGTTTTACCCTTTTTTGCAATGCCATCGGCTGATCGTGTGTATGCCATTTTAAGCTCCTATTTGTATCGTTACTGTACCAATTTGTACGCCTAATGCCAAGTAGTTTGGCGTTAGTAAATTATCAAAACCTCTTGACCCGCCAACCGGGTTCCAACCCCACTGAATGTCCCGTGAACCACCTGACAAATTACCATTAGCGTTAATGCCAGACGTTACATACGTTGTGTCCCTACGCGGGTTGCGTAGTGCCTGGGGATCATCCACAGGAAACGTACCCAACATTAACTGCGGCTGGTCTGGGTCCCAGCACTCAGGGCAAACCAACAGCTCATATTTGCGCTGCTTAATGATTTCCGTTTTGAGCTTCTTTAACCGGAACTGCTGACCACAGCGGTCGCATTCAGCAATCGCTATCTTGCCTGACGCAAAACGATTACCCATTAGGAGCCACCTATAAACATCTGTCTAGGCACAAACCGGACCGCAGCTTTTTCTCGATCTTCACCAGCCGCAATATCAAACGTTTCGTTGTACATCTGTTTAAGCATTTCAATGCGCGGCATCAGCTCTGGCGTCTTCACTGCAATATGGTATGCCAGGCCGGCCACCAAACAAGGCAGGAAGCGGAAATTCATGTCGGCAGTACTAACACCAGCCCCAGCGTCTTGAACGCGGCGTAGGCGCCAATATACGAATTGGTACGTAGTGCTGTTATCAGGTGTGGGCCATACGGTCACAGCTGGAAGTTGGGGTACAAACACCGCCGTGCCATCTGCTTGTGCAGCAGCTGTAGTATTGTTCTGTCCACGGAAAACGCCGCCCAGCGTATTGCCCGATATGTAGGTGTAGTAAATGTCTTCTGCGCCCAGGCGAATAAATCCAGCGCCCGCTAATCCAACCACCGTGTCAAGCGTGATCGTTGTGGCCGTTGAGGTGAGCGCACCACTAAGCACAGCGTTTGTAGGATTTGTTTCGCCAGATAACCGCTGAATCCATACCTGAATCGGTCGCGCCTGTTGTAACTTGTTTGGGATTGTTGCATAAGTAGAAACACTAATACGTGTAATAGTCAAATCCGCCTGGGTAGAAGCAGTGTTTGAACCCGTGCGGATTACATGTTCTAACAAATCAATCGTATCTGTAGGCAAAGCATATGTAGCTAGACCAGGCGTCAGGTTAATGATGCCCTGCTCCATAGTCCACATGTTGATGCCTTTGGATTGCCACTCAATCGTCATTAGGTTCATGGACCTACGTGCTGTACGCAAGTCATAACCAGATCGCATCTCCCGGCCCGCGCGCTCCCATGCCTCTTCAGCGATTTCCGTGAAGTCCATATTGAAGAGCGTGGTGCCGGTAGTGGTCATTTTTTAGCAGTCTTGGCAGATTGAACAAAAGCATCGGCAGTAGGAGCACCTTTAGAACCAGGCTTGCGCATCTTTTCTTTAGATCCAGCTGCTATCCGTTTACGTTTGGCATTGATGTTGGCATATAAGCCAGCAGGGCCGCCTTCAGCATATTGCGTAAAGTCTGTATCGTCCCGGCGCGCTTTCGTGTCACCTTTGGGCATTTTGCTGGGCATTATGGCGCCCATTCCGCGGCAGGCTAACATATCAGCACTTTCCGCCGCCGTACATAGTGATCATGGTGCCTTTGGTTTTACCCTTGGTAGCACAACCATCAGCACGTTTGGAAGCTGAAGCAACTTTACCGCCCGAAGCCATCTCACGGGGGGAAGGAGGCATGCGCTTTTCTTTGGTAAAGATGCGCGCGTCCTTCTTGTCTTCATAATCTTTCAGCTCTTTGGCAGTAGGGCCGCCCTGCTTGCCGCGACCGGCGCCAGCTTTAGGATTTAAAAACTCAGACAACTTCTCGTCTGCTGCCATGAAGCGCATAGCTTTTTGGTCAGGCACATCGCTAAATCGCATTTCGGCTTCCGAGTTGGTGGCGCCTTTAATGTCAAATTTATCATCTGCCAGTTTACCCACGCCAGCCGTGTAAGCATAGGTTGGTTTGTCGTATTTGTTAGTTGCCATGATAATTCCTTAGCAGGCGTAGCCGCCCTTGTTCATTTTAATCATGGTACCTTTGGTTTTGCCTTTAGTAGCAACACCATCGCGACCAGAAGCGGTTTTAACCGAGCCCATTTTGGATGGAGCCATACCGCCTTTAGCCAGCTTGGTCATGGATTCACCTTTGTGCAAACGGCCTTCGTGTTTGTTCACGGCCTTCTGCATCATTTTCTTGTCCATCTTGACATCTTCGTGTTTCATATCGCCACCTTTAGAAAATTTCTTGCCTTTATCGGCAGTTACAAAGTCCTTACCCACTGACATGGGCACCCCAGCTTTCTTAGCAAACGATGGCGAATTTGCAATCGCGGCCATGAAATTATGTTGCTTTTTGCTTGTGCTTGGCATTATCGTCTACCTCTGTGAATTTGACCACCATAACGATATTGACTGTACGAATAATCTTCTATGTTGCCTTTGCTGCCGCCACCCAAGTATTCATTCATACCACTACCGACATCAAATATGTACCCCTCTGGAGCTGCAGTTTCAGGAACGTTCATACCGCTACCGGCATCAAATGTGTAACCATCTGGGGATACGCTTGAGGTGTCTGTAGCTGGAACTACGGTACCCGTATTCACATCAAACGTGTAACTTACCGGAGCCAAGCTTTCTGTAATTGGCGTGTTAGCTCCAATGTTGGTATCGTATACGGATCCAGCTGGCGCCAAGCTTTCTGAACCTGGCACGTTTAGACCACGACTTCCGCTAATGCTGGGCGTTGAATTTAATATATCAATCATCTCTGTATAGGACAAATCACCACCACTGTCGGCAGGCTTTTGGTCAACAACAGTTACTTCACCCAAGTCATCCGTATTATTGCTAAGACCTGGTTGGAAATCGCTCAAGCTAGTCTGGAAATCGTACTCAGCATCTAGGCGCTTTTGGTCATACTCTTCTAATGGCCCAACTGTCTGGGTATCGCCGGCATTCAAATTACGCAAAAAGTCATCAAACGCATCGGAAGTACCCGTTGATACTGGACTGGGCGATCCTTGTGTTGTCCACGACTGCGTTGCGGGGTCCCACGCCAGGTATTCCCCAGCAGGCGCTTGATCTGCTTCAGATATTTTAGGGTTGGAACGTATGATGTTGCCAATAGAATCCGGCAGCACGTTACCAAGCGCATCGCGCATTATTTCTTTGTAATATTGATTGTTAGATTTGGCATCGGCTTGTAGATTTTTATAGTCACTACCGTAACCCAATATGTCAGCAATTTTATTGATGCCTTTTTCGGCCATGTAGTACTGGGGATTGAGAATAAAAGACGCCAACTCCATTTGTGTTGGAGTTAATTGGCTGGTTATCTTGTCTTTTGCCAAGGAACCAACAGCACCTCTAATTAATGTATCAATCCCAGCCACAATCACTCACCCTTTTTGGCGAATAAGCTGGTCAATTTTTTCTTCCAGCCTGTTAAAACGTTGGTCAATGTGGTCAGAAATACGCTGAACTTCTGCTTTAGTAATGAAATCACGATGGTTTTCCTCTCGTGTTATGTTGAGTAACCGCTCAACGCGGCGTAGCTCAGAAGCTACTTCTTTCAGTTCAGCAAACTTTTCACGCAGGATAAATCCCGCCACGCCCAGAATGACGGATAAAGCTGCCGACCAAAGAACATGGTAATCCATTACAGATACTTACCTTTTGTTTTACCGCGTTGAGCAATACCGTCTGCTCGCTTAGAAGCAGAGCCAACTTTACCGCCTTTAGCCATGCCGCGAGATTCACGTTGCAATTCTGATGCGGCTTCTCTCATAACAGCTTCACGGCCAGCTTTTCTAGAACCGGACATTAAACCTTCGTCGCCGTATTCCATAGCATCCATACCGCGTTTCCCGGCCATAAGATTTTTCAAAGTTCTAGAGGTGTCAGCCAGCACACCTTCGTCACGCTGATAATCATCACCAGACTGCTTTTTCATGTATGCAGCTTGTGCTTTAGCCCGCGTTAACGCACGATCTGGCGCGTCATCTTCAGGTTGATAATAAGGTGCGCCAGGCTTAACTTTAGAAATAGCCGCTTTGTCTAAAGCTTTTAATTCACGAACGCGAGCAGCTTCTCTGTTCTCGCGATTCATGCGGTCGTATGGTGTTTCGTATTTCATATTTGTCCTAGCAATTCCAAGCCCTAAGAGCTTTGTTGATGCGTGAATCTGGATCGTTGGCTGTCTTGGCAGAGGTGAGCTTCTTCTTCATGCCACTCATCCTTGCACAAAAGGAGTCGCGCCGTGAGCCGCCTTCCGGCTGGGGAGGTTTCAAGTTCATACCTTGCGCTTTCGCGGAGGCCCGACCCTTGGCGTTCAAGCCGCCCGTGTCGGATTTGCCTTCTTTCCTCTGCCATGCTGGACTCTTAGCCATAGAACACCACAGCGGTCAGTCCCGCACCGGTAGTAATAACTAAACTTGTCTCACACAACACGCCTTCACCCGGAATCCATATGTCATCCGAAGCTTGGCCTGCAACTGTGAAAGTAAACAAAGTAGTAGCACCATCTTTGACAGCAATAGTAGAAGCGCCAGAAGAGCTATACCAAATACCTTTAAAACGAGCGCGTCCTGCGTATACGGTAGTAGTTGCGCCAGCCGCGCAATCCTTACCTATTACGTCCGTTTGCATCATAATCAATCTCCTTTAAAAAAGGGGCCGAAGCCCCTTGGGTTGATTAGGCGGTACGAGTGAACACGTACGCTGTTGCGCTTGAGAACATAATCGTAAAGCGGCCAATACCGGTTGCGCCAGCAGCAATTGTCAAGTCGCCAAAGCTACCAGCAGTGTCAGCGGCAGCGGTAGACAAAATACCGTTGGTGGCAACAGCAATAGTTACAGTTGATGCACCGGCGGTGTTATCAACATACAAGTCCAGTACAGTACCAGCGGTAGCGCCCAAGGCTGCGCCAAGCAACGTGCCTGTGGGCAAAGTGATGGTTGTTGCGGCGGCTGAAGTTGAAGTGATGTAGCCTGTTGCAACTTGGGCTGCGGTGGCTGTAGCTGTTGCGTTAATCGCAGCAGTTGTTGGATGGTTTTGATCTGTAAAAACCAAATTGGTGGTGTTCAAATCTGTCACGACGGTGGTAGCACCAAACGTAGCATCAACAGTAACAGCGCCAGTGGTGGCGTTGATAGAAATGTCTTGGAAGCCATTTTGCGACCGCACTGGGCCATTGAACGTGGTATTTGCCATGATGTGTCCTTACATACAAGTTAAGTGCATTAGTCTGTATGTCGTCAGCCGGGACTGTCTAATGCACCGGAAAGCCCGGATTAGTATGTTTATACCACTACGTTTAAACCAATGCAACAAAAAAGGGAGCCGAAGCTCCCCTTTTTTTGATGCCTATTAGGCTCCGGGTGAACCGAAGATTCCCAAAGGATCAGACACGCCAAAGCTGTAACGCTCACGGGCTTTGTAACGGACGTTGCCGGTATCAAAGTCACCGTCCATGCCGG